TATTGAATTGGTACTCGGTGATAAATTGCACAAACACTAGATTTTTTAAATTGTTCAAAATTAACCATAATCCACCATCATATCTTCAATTTCAACCCATTCATCTTCAATACCTTCTGGTATTTGTTTTGCAACAACCGCACGATAAGCTTCAGCATCTTCAATATTAGCAAACGCTTTCAAATTCAGATACCCATTTTCGGGACCGAATGATTTTACAATATAAACTACTTGCATATTAAGCCGCCTTTTTCATTACATTAATAATAGGAAGATATTGCATACCTTCACCAATTGGAAACTTCACAAAGCCAGAGGTATCTTTTTTCGCTTTACCTTTAGCATACAAACCAATAATTGAATTCTTTGGATCCAAAAACCGTAAATCACTTTCATCACCATTGAAAACGGACATATTGTAATTAAAGAATTTGTTAGGCATTGGTGAACCTTTTTTAATACCAAATACGACAGCAATATTCATGCCTTGATTGACAGCTTCTTTACAATCAAAGTAATTACCATCAGCCATTGAAAATGTTAAATGATAATTTTTGAAGTCCGCAATTTTACGGCCAAGAACCTTGGTATAATCATAAAACTGGACATCAGGAAAGGCAGTAAAAATGTTACGATATAATTTTCCATTACGAATAACCTCATATTTTTCCCAAGATAAATCACTTGTACCGTTTAATCTGAAAACAGGAATTAATTCTTTTTTAGCAGATTGTTTAATTGCTAATTCAATATCTTTTACCAAATCTTGCATGAATGATTCACGAGCTGTAAAAAATTGAATTGTTTTGCGAATACGAGCTTTTTGAATGTTATTGGTATTTTCACCTTTTTTAAACATACCGCCACGACCAGCTGTATTCAAGCAAGCCGATTTGCAACCTTCGGTAGCTTTAGGACAAGTATTGAAACCAGATAATGAGGCTGGCGCCAAGTGTAAAATATAAGTATTAAAACCTTCTTTTAAACCTTTTAAAACCTTTGGATTACCAGTACTCAATAATTTCATAATTTCGCTTTCTTTATCAACTCAATATAACCAGTATAAAGGAGAATGCCCAAATTGTCAAGATATTTGTTGCCTAAAAGCAACAGTCTGGAAACTATATTCCATATGTAAGTAAGTACTCACTAACTTACTATCGGCGCATATTTGCTTGATCTTTAGCTTCCTCATTAGTAAAAATAGGTACAGCATTAGATTTATGCAAGGTACCAATACCTTTCATTTTATCGCCAGTATAATGGAAAATCTGTTTTTTATAACAATCATATTGACCAGAATTTAATGATGGATATTTTGGTGTTTCCCGACCAGCTGGTATTGAATATGATGGTATAGTTTTCACTTCATTAATAATTGTTTTTATGGGTTTTTTTGGTTCAAATGATTTTATTAATTCCTGCCAAGAATTAGCAAGCTCTCGCTGTTTAGCTGAGGGCTTGCGTTTTTTTGATTTTTGATTGGTGTAGATAATCATACTGTAACTAATTCTTTTTTAGTAACTCGCTCATTCTGAATAGCGAAAGCAAGAAAATCGCAAAGGTTTCCACCATTTTTGGTTTTGATAATCAAATCAGCCAAGGCCTGTAATTCATCATCACGCATGGTATTAATATTATCAGCTACAGAGGTTACCACAAATTTATTTAATTTATTCATAATAATAAACCTATAATTAATAGTGAGCTACAAAATAATGTAATTTTTATATTTTTTTTATCTTCGAATGACATATTAAACCTCACTCAAATTAATAATACGAAAATCAAATTCCATAAAACTAGTTTGGTGTGGTACAAACATAATTTTACCAACACGATTTTTTTTATTAGGTTTGGTTTCAAATTTATTAAATTTGTCAGCAGTCACCGTAACCTTAAAACAATTAAAACCAGGTTCATTACAATTAGCCTGCTCTACAATACCTTCAATAAAAGCGTCATCACGACCTGCACATGGTTTAAAATCATATGCACGGATAATATCACCAACTTTTGCAATACCTTCGAATTTCAACATAATATATTCCTATCAAATTTAATACAACCATTATATCAAACAATGAGGCAATAGTCAAGCCCTCTAGGTAGACTGTTGTTTTTTAGCAACAGCGTCAGAATGTTTGCATTTACCACGATAACCAAAACCAATACAATTACAACTATAATAATTATCTTTTAATAATACTGTATATTCTCTATTATTTGATTTTACTTTAAATATACGAGTATTATTATCAGTAATAATATTATCTTCTGATTTATATTTTATCATTAATTTAGATAATAATGAATGATTATCTTTAATAAATTTTCTATATCGTTTATCTAGATTAATTCTAGATTTTAATATAGTAATATCTTTTGAATGATTTTTTGCGTATGCGATAATCTGATTTTTATTATTAACCAGATAAGTATGATTTGGCTGTCGGTAATCGACAATCCAAGGAGTGATTTCTTTTAATATTTCCATAACCCCTATCTTAACAGATTAGGTTGGAATTGTCAAGACATTTGTTGCCTAAAAACAACAGTATGTTAGTGAGTACTAACCTTTGAGTAAAGCGACTTTATTATTTTCTTCCGCCATTTCTTCTTCAAATTCTTTGATTTTAAGACTCATCAATTCTTTTTCCAAAGATGACTTTTCGCCTTTAGCGTTTGCAATTGTCATTTCTAATTCTTGAATTTTTTTGTGTAGCAAATCTTTATATGACATAATCTTCTCTTTCTTGTTTAATCAATCGATAAGCATTTTTATCATGATGCTTTTGTCTAAAAAGATGTTGATCTTCTTTATCACGATTTTTTTTAAATTTAGTTTTACTTGGTTTTTGATACTTTTTGCCGCCCACTAACATGTTGTTTCTTTAACTCCCTAAAATGTGGTCTGCCACACCATACTCAAGCAATTCTTCAGCCGTCATATAAACATCACTTGGTGGCAAAAGTTTTGCTTTCACTCTACTTGGTGCTAGACCTGTTGCTTCTGTAAGAATATCAACCATACGCTTATTGCAGTTTTCCGTTTCTTTCAACGCTGCTTTAATGTCATGGTATTTTTCATCAATACTTTCCGTAAATTGATGGCACATAATACTAGTGTTTTTAGCTATATATCGTTCACCTTTATCACCAGCTGCAAATATTAAAAAAGCCGAACTCATAATATTACCAATACCGATTGTGCGAACTACAAATGAGGAGTTTTGCATTACATCAATTAAACCAAAAGCATCGGTCAAACTACCACCAGTAGAATTGATATAGATTGTTAAAACTTTGTCTGGATTGGAGTTGTCCATGTTTTCATAGAGCAACCAACGGATAGCCTTTTCAACATTTTCATCATCAATTTCACCCATTATAAAATGAGTATGATTTTTAAGTAAACCAAGGCCAATTATATCTTCAGCGTCAATTACCGAATCATCAATTTTTCTATTTGTCATTTTTAAAGTGCCAGTCATAAGCGGTTTTAAGAATACTCATTATATCATGTTTAGGTTCAAAATTCAATACTTTTTTGGCAAGTGTTATATCGGCAACTAGTCTGGATGGGTCACCAGGCCGTCTTGTTGAATAATTATAGGTAATTTTTTGTCCGGTAATCTGTTCTATTTTGCCTATTATTTCTAGTACAGAATACCCTAGTCCAGTGCCCAAATTGAGAGTGGTGTTTTCCCCTCCTGCATGGAGATGAAGAGCCCCGTCCACATGGGCAGCGGCCACATCAGAAACATGCACATAGTCACGTATGCACGTTCCATCGGCCGTATTGTAATCGTTCCCATATATTTGGAAGCTATTTAGATTTTGCAAGATCCTAGGAATCAAATGGGTTTCAGGATTATGGTTTTCACCAAATTCACCATCAGGATCAGCACCAGCCAAATTGAAATATCTAAAGTTTACATAGTTTAAACCAGAATCCCGTATTGCACATTCTGAAGCATATTTTGTATAACCATAAGGAGAGTTATGAGCAATCTCACTATCTTCTCCAATATTATCATCTTGTTGTTTGTAGACGGCAGCTGATGATGAATAAACAATATTTTTAACACCATGAGTAACCATCATATTCAGTAGATTACAAGTACCTGCCAAATTGTGATCATAAAATACTGTTGGTTCTTTGAATGATTCTCCCACCTCAATGCGACCAGCTAAATGAAATACTGTATCAATCTTATCAGATTTGAAAATTTTGGTTAGAATGTCTTTATCACGAACATCGCCAATATAACCTACATTAAAATATTCAACAGGATTTTTTAGATCGAGAGTTATTACTCTCCAACCTCTTTGGTTGAGTTCTTTGGCTAGGTGAACACCAAGGTAACCTGATCCCCCGGTGATGAGAGCCGTTTTTCTTTCCATGGATAATTTCCGTTATATTTTTGATTTGTTACTGAATTGCCTTCGTCAAAGAACTTTTGGGTTACTGAATTTGGATTACCATCTAAACGATAACTTAGAGTATGTTTTCTTGTACATTCATATTTTGGAAAATGTTGTTTGATTGCACCAAAGAATTGTCGATCTGCACCCCATTGGCCATACCATGCATGCCCTATACGAGTAGCAACATCACGCTTAACAGCAAAAGATGAGGTATCAATGTGGAATACTTCATTGTTAAAATATACAGGCCATTTACCAAGTGATTCGCAATTATCTTCACAAATATATTCTCCGTCTTTATTATAAATTTTTCTCAAAGAGTATGCCCAATCGTTGCCTTCTTTAATCACATTAACAAGTTCCTCAATATGATTTGGTTCATACCAATTGTCCTCATCTAGATAACAAATAACATCAGCGTTAACTAGAAAAGAACAGGCAGCATAAACACGATGGCCATACCAGCCTTTACCAACATTTTCTTCCAATTCAATCATCTTTGTTTTTGGTGATTGTTTAAGTATTTTCCTTGCTTCTGGTTCATACTGACAACCATCAACAAAAATATAATGAGTAATATCTTTATAGGTTTGTTTGTTTACGGAATCTATACATTGTTTTAAATGTTTAGATGCAATTGTAGGCGTAACTACAGCTACTTTCATATTATAGTCTTTCTATACCAAATTTTTCTTTTGCAACTTTATTAGTTTCTGGATGATTTTGTGTTCGACAATCAAACTGTCTGCACGACCTTGGTCGATAATCATATATTGAACACTTGTTATCAATGAACATAGAACATCCACCTTTCGGTGTTTTCTTAAACATTGCTACCAATGGTCCAACATTAGGATTTTCTAAAATCATTTCTTTATCCGGTTGTATAAGACTTAGTGGATAAAGACCTGATGTTACTTCTTCTGGAGTTAAGAATGGTGTTAACACTTCACAACATCTTGTACAACTTCCACATGGAACATCAGATATTGGAGCACCACTATCAATTGATGTTAAGTTAATAGTAATAATGTTATACTTATTGCGTTTCATTTTCTTTCTATATCTTCCTCTACGCAACTTTCACCATATTGTATTTCTATAATTTTTAATAGAGAAGAAGATTGATTAGATAGTTGATGCCAAGCACCCAAAGGTATGTTTAAAGTATTATTAGGAAAAAGCGTATGATTAATCACTTCTTCTGATCTATCTGGTCTATGATATTTAAGTTGCACATTAGCTACTCCTTCTACAATATGCCAATGTTCATTTCGATAAGAATGTTTTTGCATACTCAATGATTTTCCTGGATTTACAGTAAGTTCTTTTACTTTTAATCCTGATACTTCATACAATACACGATAATATCCCCAAACTCTTTCAGTTTTTGGTGCTTTCCATTCTTCTAGAATCCAACTACTACTATTCTTTTTGTTTTCACCGCCAACACCAAATTTAAACAACACATCTTTAACTTCCATCTCTGGAATATTATTTGATGTTCTATCTCCTCCGTTGGCAAATATTAATTCTGCTGTTGGATAATGAGCTCTTACTTGTTTTATAAAAGCTTTTGCTGAACCATCTTCATCATCAAACGTATATACTTCATCTACCATAGATAGATTGTTTATAACACAAAGTCTTTCATTCCAAGGCATAAAGGCTCGACCCTTTTTGCGTTCAAGCCATTCATCAGAATTTAATCCAACGATTAACATGTCACCTAAAGTTTTTGCTTCTTTAAAATAACTAATATGCCCCGAATGTATTGGGTCGAAACCACCCGTAACTAAAACTATTTTCATATTATAAATTAGGATATGCTTCTTGAATTATTTTTGAGGTTAAGAATTTTACCTTTAAATCTTTGTTGATCAGTCTTACCAATAACTCAGCTTCATCTTTATGCAAAGCTTCAAGAATTACTGTTAGTAATTGTTTTCTCTTTTTTTCAGTTGTGTTGGTTCTTTTAGGATGATTTTCAATAAATCGGTAAAGTTTAGAAACTTCCATGTCCAAATAAGTGTGATTAAGACCAGCGGGTTCTATTGATGGTCTATATTCAGGTACTTCCACATCAAACTTTATATGTGGATTAAATGCAAACACTAAAAAATCACGGAACGATTTGTGATCATGTTTTCTTAATACTTCAATACGTTGTGCCTTTGTTTCGGCTTTTTCAAATTCCTCGAATATCTCGGAATATAATAGTTCAGAACTCATCGATTACCTCAATTAAATTTTTCAAACGATTCGCAATCATATAATTCATAAATTCCTGCTTTGTATGACCTTTTGCGTTTTCATAGGTATCTATAATAGTTTGTTTGATATTCTCAGGTATTTTTGTTAAATCGATCAAAGTTTCATTACGAGAATAATTGCGAAGCATTTCTTCCGTACAAAAGTCTTTAGGGTCTTGATTCATCCATTGAATGATCTTGGCTTCAGTAATTGGTTTTTGACGACCACCAGAAATGAATACATCATCATTAGATAATATATTAGGAATGCCATCGCCTTTATCACCACGAATAATCATTTGCTTCAATTGAAATGAAGGTAATGATTCTTTAATATATTTTTTCAATATTGGTGAATATTGTGAAACCGATGAATATCTCTGTAATTGTGCAAAGTCTTTATCGGAAGATAAAATCATAATATTGTCATGTGGTGAATACCGCATAGCTAAGACCGCAATAATATCATCCGCTTCACAAGTTTCTACATCGATTACCTTGTATGGTGAATAATTTTTCAATTCATCACGAATTTTATTTAAACAATCAAAAATGGTATTCCAATCATGGCCTGAAGAATCTCGCATCTTCTTACGACTTGCTTTGTAATTTGGAAATATATCTCGCCTCCAATATTTTTTATTGTCACATGCGATTACAACTTCAGGACCATGAGAAGATTTAAATTTCTTCACATAGGTACGAATTGTATTCAATATCATATGGCGAACAAGGGTTTCGTCAACTGCCGTTTTAGACGATCCGATTTGCTCCATTAGATTGGAGATTGCTACCTGATTAAAGTCTATTAGTATCATATTATGTACATTTTAATGTATTTTTGTACAGAATAGAGGCGAACTTAGCTTAGCCGATACGGCATCAAAGATTAAGTCCTCTATTTCATCAATTTCGGCATAAGTTAATTCTTCGGCAGGCAATTCACCTTGTAATACTGCCCATGCTATTTTTTGTCGTTCTTCAGTCATTTGCATCCCGTTCTTCAATTTTAGCAATAATATCGTAAACTAATTTGTGGTCAAGTTCGGTAGAATTATTATCTTCAAAAGGAATAATATCTACATCATCCGTATTTTCATTGTACCATGCCCACACACATACTTCTTCTTTTGGGCGATGTATTAAAGCCCAAGGAGTTTCTTCGTGTGGAGGAAATTCTTCCGTTAATGAATTTTTGTGTATGAAGATAGCAAATGATAATTGAGTTTTATCACCAGCTTCAATATATTCTTCTTCGGTCTCCAAATCAGCATAACCATCAAAAATGATTTTTACACCAAAAGGAGAATCACCACTATCATTACCTGGTCTAAGTGTACCTTCATCCATTGTACAGATAAATTGTCGCAGCCACTTTTCTAAAGTTGGTGAATAATCTCTATCATCATTTAGATAAAATGTAACACTCATTTTTTAATCTCCTTAATTCTCAATAATTTACCATCCATAAACAAAGCAGAATATTCTATCCACTTATCGGCTTCGTAACCACCAGATTCTTTATCTTCACGATAGAATCGAATTAGTCCATCAAACTCATCACACATTTCCCATCGTGAATTAAACTTTTTTAAGTAACCACCTAAAATACCATCATCGTCATCTATCCATTCAGCATCATAGTTTTCATACCAAAGAGCAAGGCCTTCAATCTTGTAGTTATCAATTGATTGAGCCGCTCATTACCATCCTCAAGGTAATAATCAGCAGAGAGCACCGAATCAATCCGCTCCTCTTTGCGTAGGGTAATTCCTTTTCTCTCCGCATAGGCCTCAATGGCCGAGTCCGACAATGAGAAACCACCGTAGTCCGAGTTAATTACTATTTTCATCATATCTCCAAATATCTCAATTTGAATTCCTTTGCTCTTTGTTCATATCCAACATAACCACGGGGGTTACAAACCACTCTAGTTTCTTCTACAAGGTAATCTGATGGATCATGCATATGACCGTGAGTCCACAATTTAATTTGTGGCCTGTCCATAATAAACTCAGACAAATCAGAAGCAAACGCACCATTCATTAAAAAGTCATTTTTGTACCAATTAGCAATACTTAATGGTGTTGGTGCATGATGTGTTACTACTACATAACATTTTGATTTATCTTGTGTTGTAATGTTAATGTAATCTAACATTTTCTTATGGTCTTCCACAGAATCTTCTACTGACCACCTTGAAGGCGACTGATAGTGATCCACAGCTTTAACAATCAAAGTACCATCTTCGTTACGCTCATTCTCATGGTAAACATTTCTCTTATGTTGAACCATGTGATTGCTATTTGTAATCACTTTAAAATCATTCATCGCCTTACCACAATGCCACATAGTCAATGAATCACCTTTGTTCATATCAGTCCATAATGTACCAGCAACAAAGGTTACACCATTATGTTCCCATGTTTCTTTTTCTAGAACATGAATATTTGGCAAATCAGCCAACTCAGCTTTCAATCTATCATATGTTTTAGCAATATCAAAATCATAATGCTCATGGTTACCCATAATATACACGACATGAGGAAATTGAAATGCACAGCGCTTAAAGAAATCTTTAACCATCAATCTTTCTTTTGGTTTATGTTTGAAAACTTTAGCTGTGCAAATATCTCCGCTCAGTATTAATACTTCGGCATTTTCTTCATTCTTCAAGATAAGGTCAGCAAATTCTAAATGAATGTCTGACGCTAACGCAATTTTCACTTAATTACTTTCAATAAAATCGTATCATCATTTAATCTACCTGTTAAGTTACTCTCAACAGCACGAATATTCTCAATTACATTACGCAAAAATACTTTACCACCTTTTAAAACTTCAGGTAGTGTTACTTCAGGTTTACGCAATTTCTTTTGTACAGATTTGGATTCAGCATAGTTCAAAATAGTAGAACCTTTTACACTCAATCCACCAGCATCTTCGGCATTATAACACCCAAGTTTTCTTGTTTTAGTGTTATAAATCCACAACTGCATACAACCAATTATATCAGAAGATTTAACTGAAGTCAAGCCCAACTCTTTATATTCCAACTGATATTTCATCTTGGCAACTAATTGTTCGGGTGATTTTGTTTTTCGTTTGCGTGGTTTTCGGGTATTAATTGAGTTTGCCGAAACCTTCTGGCAATCTAAGATTACCTGATCACAATAGGCAATAATTTTTTTAATTTGAGGTTTAGTAAAGTTCGACCAACCTTCTCGTATTTGTTCATCATCACTAGTCAACGCTTCATCAAATTCTGCACGTTTTAATTTAACCCACTCTAGAATATATTTTGTTTGTGCATCTTTAATGTTCATTGTATGGAATAATCCATAAGGTGATGGAGAAGTTTTAAATTGAGATAATATCAGATCATCAATTTGTCCTTCTAACTCACCAATGCACTCGGAGGCCTTTTCTCGAATACGATCTTGTATACTGATTACATTTGTCTTAACTGGAGTAATATTATCAGGTTCTTCTTTTTTACTAGTTAACTCAAGTTTAATCTTTTCGATTTCCTGATCAAACCAAATCCGATTTTGAGTAGGTAAAATACCACCATTACTGACAATACGACAAATAAAACCAAATGTCGATGGTTTATCTTTTAATACAGAAGAAGCGTTGAGTTTATGTTTTTTCTTAAAGAATTCTGATGCATATTTAAATGCATCATTTTTATCTTTACTTTGAGAGTACCACGCCAGAGTTTTTGATAAATCCGTTTGAGTAAGTTCAACCGTAAATTTTGGTTCGGAACCTGCAAAAATCAAATTTGCGTCAGTAATTCTTGCCATTCAATTTCTCCATATTTTAGTGGCTTTTTAACTTATATAGTATTATAAATCATTTTTTCTCAATTGTCAAGTTACCGAATCATAAATAGTCATGCTGATTTGAATTTTTCTCAATGGTTTTATGAACTTATAAACCTATAGGAATTCAAATGTCAGATCCAATTATTGCCGGTGCTCAAAGTGCCGCCGGTACTCTTAAAGCTGCTCAAGGAGCAAGCAAACAATTAAGCTCTGTGGTTACCGACCAACAGGCTGATATGGAAAAGACTGTTCAACAACAGCATGTCCAAAGAATGAAAGCCAAAGCAGAACGAGAATACTTAGCCACAATGGCGGAGTTTAAGGCTTATGAAAAATATCAAAAAGAAAAAGCTCACCAACTAAAAATTGATCAGTTAAAACTGGAAGCTATTAAAAAATATGGTAAAGCTGCTTGGGCAGAAGTTGAAGCTACCAAAGTAAAAATGGAAAAAGAAAGAGCTGATGAAATGCGGTTCATGGATAAAGATAGGCAAAAACAAACACAACTTTTTTGGTGGTGTATGACGGCTGCGGCTTTAGTAACATATTTTTTTAAACTATATAAGTTATAAATGAATATGCAACCAATAGTTTTCGTACTCGTTCTCATATTCTGCTTATCTTTAATGGTAATTGAATCTGGAGTATTTAAATAATAAACTGAAGTGGAGGTATTATGAATAAATTACCGCAAATAATATTTGCGATTGTATTGATTGGTAGTTTGACCCTTATGGCATTAGAAATTATAGTTAAAATGTAACTAAAAGATAATTGCAAAATCATCTCGATCAGGACAATTTGGCATATCTAATGCATTAGGTAGTGTTATATTTCTTTTTAATGAAATGTTTGTCGATGATGTAAAGGTCAGCTCAATAACTGATGGAACATAGCTTTGTCCATTGCCAACTTCCAAATAAGTATAATTATTAATATGGATGTGAACCAACTTCTGGTCTATTTTACTAATAAAATTGTATAATTCATTAAATTTTGCAGGATCATTTATGTCATGAAATTCCATAACAATTGCAGAAAATAATTTGGTATTAATTATAATATCATCCAAAATATCATATTCGGATCCTTCAATATCACATTTTAGAAATATATCGGAACCTTTATCTTCTAAAAGAGTTTTAAAAGAGATTTCATTCTCAGCATTATATTTTCCAACATTCTTTGATATGTGGTGTTTTGTACCTTGAAAAAACTCTTTATGTTGTTCCTGTAAATTTTTACTCTTTAACATTTCTTCATTTACAGAATTATCATATCCGTATAATTGGCAGTTATTGATACTTAGAAAATGTTCTTCAAAAGACCAATCGTCATTGATACCAAAAGAAAGTAATTTTTTACTTTTTGTTATATCATCTTTATTAACCAAATATCCACCATCATTGTTTTTACCAATGCGAATAAGATCACTACAATAAAAAGGTTGTAATATTCTAGGTAATGCAATCGTTTTCATGTTAACTTTCAAATGTGTGCCCCTTGACAGAATCGAACTGCCAATCCATGATTACAAATCAAGTGTTATCCCATTTAACTAAAGGGGCCTAATAAATACTCTAATGAATCCTTATGACATACTTGGGATTTCTAAGGATAGTACTCCTGAAGAAATCAAATCCAAATACAAATCACTTGCACAACAACACCATCCAGATAAAGGTGGTGATCCAATCACTTTTAAAGAGATCAAAGAGGCCTATGAACTACTTATCGATCCTATTCGTAAGGAACGATACGACAAGACGGGAAAATTTGATAAACACCAAAACTTTCGTGATGAAGCGTTAGAACATCTTAGCCGACTATTTCTGCATGTTGTCAATAATATAAATCCTGATCACGATAATCTAGTAATCATTATGAAAAATGAAACTAGAAATGAAATGTCGGTGATTAACAACAACATTGAAGTTTGCAAAAATCACATAAAAAAATTAGAAAAGATCATTAAAAAAATAAAGAAGAAAAATGATGGTGAAAATTTGTTACAGATGTTTACACAAAATCAATTGAATAGTCGGTTAAATGAACTCCATAATTTTTATCGTCAAATACAAATTTTAGAACTTATGTTAAGGATGCTAGAAGATTACCAATATGGTGAATTGGTCGATCTTCTAGAATCATCGGTTGGTTAACTACTGTTGTTCTGCTTTATGTGCTTCTAATGTTTTACGGAATTTATTAGCGTGTGAGCGTTCTGCTTTCGCCAATGTTTCAAACCAATCCGCAATCTCATCAAAACCTTCATCACGAGCAGTTTTTGCCATACCAGGATACATATCGCTATATTCGTGGGTTTCACCATGAATAGCGGACTCTAATGCTTCTGCTACGGTTGCAGCCGATAGACCAGTACCTGGATCTCCAGCACCACCAGTCAATAGATATTCCATGTGACCATGTGCGTGACCTGTTTCACCTTCAGCGGTAGAACGGAACACAGCGGCTACATCTGGTGCACCTGCTACATCGGCCATGTTTGCGAAATACAAATAACGGCGATTAGCCTGTGATTCACCTGCAAATGCTTCTTTCAATGCTGCTTCGGTACGAGTACCTTTTACTGATTTTGCCATACTATTTCTCCTTCGTTATTGAATAATATTCATCTTTAAAACAACCACATTCTGGACAAGTAAACAAGTCCGATAATTCTTCAAACTTACCTTCTTTTTCATCATCGTGAACATGACCACAAACTAAACAAATGTATTGTAATTCCATGGTTCTTCCTATAATAGTTAAAATCTAAGTGTTAATACTTAGTCATAGTATATCACAATAATGAAGGTTTGTCTAATGATATTTTTTGATGAAGATAATCAATATTTTTAATAATTACCAGTCACCTGACCAATGTTTTATATTTGCATCCGCATAAAATTCTTTTTTTAATTTTTCCCAATCCATGATGCCATCACCTTTATAAATTACCGTGTCGTGTGGTGGTTGTTCTCTATATGTTTTAATAAATGGAATTTGTTCCAGATATTTACGCATTTCAGTAAATCTTTCCACACCAGGATTCGTGTTAATCATTTCACCAAATAATACTATTGTTACAGCGTGCATATATGTTTGTGGACCTAAAAAGAAAACATTCTTATGTCCTTCATATCGCCTCTGTAATATCAATTCAATGGTTTTTTCTTGGATTGGACTTTTAGGTTCAGTTAACATAAAGTCTTGTGAAAAGTCCCAATCTAAACAGGTTGGTAATACACACTTTATATCATCTGTTACGATTTCAGATAATGGAATATTACAAAAGCGGTCAATATCCATGTAAAGACCGCCTTCGTTATATAATTTAAAAAGTCTCCATAAATCCGACTTTTCTACAATGTGTAAATCTTTTATTAAATTGTAATCTCTTTTATTTAAAACATTTTTTAAATATCCATCTATATCATTATCGTCATGCACTATCACATTCCAATCGGGATTTAAATCGATTAGGTTGCGTAGACCATTGAGAATAAGTGGTGATTGACTGTTTACCACATCCTTGGTTTTCCAAGTAATATGGGCGATTTTAGGTATACTCAATTTATTCTTTTTGGTATTCTACTTTACCATCTTTCATGTACGAATGGCCAGACCAAAAAAACTCATCTTGTGCTTTTAACGCTTTGATTGTATCTTGTGCTTGATCAAATGGTGTAACACCTACAAATTGCAGTCCTTTCCATTTTTGCCAATTGTCATCAGCATCTCTTGCAATCAGTTTTGCTTGTTCTTCATTTTCCGCTTCGACCACATGTGCTAGATGAAAGGTGCTGATAGACTGTACCAAATATTTCATACTATTCTCCAAGATTGAATGAAAGTTGTTTGACAGAATCAAAGCGAAAGGATCTCCACTCCTGTTTTACCAAATCAAACACGGCAATAGAATCATTACTTTGTGTTTTACCAGAACCTTTTGGTCTAGATGCTTCGGGAATCTTATCTTCCCTAAGAGTGCATTTCATTTCACGGAGAGTTCCGTCTTTTTTCATAAACTCCAAATTGACTATATCGGTTTTTAATAAACCTCTTAGCCAGTCTTTACCTTCTGGTGTTGCCAATTGATTTTCCATAATATATTTCCTTTTTCAATTTTCTGCAATGGATTTTGCAGCTTTCATTAATTTATTGATTCCTATTTTACCAAGAGTTTTGGTCAAATAACTATTAAACCATCCGTCTGATTTATCCGTCTTACGCAATATGCAACCGTAAATATCTGCACCAATTAGACCTTGTGCATAGATT